GGCGATATTGCCGGTGCGCTGGAGATTGCCCGTTATGCCCTGAAGTACGGTCTGACCATGCCGGGGAAACACCGCCGCACCCCGCCGTACATGTTCACCGAGGAGGTGGCGCTGCGGCCATGCGGCTCACGCTGCCGGTGATCGTGGATCCCGCCTGCTGACGGACACCCTTGAACTGACTGCCACGGCAGACATGCCTGATGAAGTGCGCGCAAAGCTGCACAAAATCACCGGTCTGTTTCTGCGTGACACTGGTGATGCCGCAGGTGCGCTGGCTCACCTGCAACGTGCGACACAGCTCGACTGTCAGGCAGGCGTCAAAAAAGAGATTGAACGACTGGAGCGGGAGCTGAAACCGAAGCCGGAGCCGCAGCCCAAAGCGGCCACTCGCGCCCCGCGTAAGACCCGGAGTGCGACCCCGGCAAAACGTGGACGCCCGAAAAAGAAAGCCAGTTAACAACCGAATGCGCCCCGCGCCAGGGCGGCACGCCGGTCAGTGAGGGTGAATCACCTGACACTGCACCGGCGTCCACCGCCCGACTTTTCTGAGGTAGTCATGATGACGCTGATTATTCCGCGAAAGGAGGCTCCCGTGTCCGGTGAGGGTACGGTGGTCATCCCGCAACCGGCAGGCGACGAGCCGGTGATTAAAAACACGTTCTTTTTTCCCGATATCGACCCGAAGCGCGTCCGGGAACGTATGCGCCTTGAGCAGACCGTCGCCCCTGCCCGTCTGCGTGAGGCCATCAAGTCAGGCATGGCTGAAACGAATGCGGAGCTGTACGAGTACCGCGAACAGAAAATTGCCGCCGGTTTTACGCGTCTGGCTGACGTCCCGGCGGACGATATCGACGGTGAAAGCATCAAGGTTTTTTACTACGAGCGCGCCGTGTGTGCGATGGCGACCGCGTCGCTTTATGAGCGTTATCGCGGCGTGGATGCCAGTGCGAAAGGCGACAAGAAGGCCGACAGCATTGACAGCACCATTGATGAACTGTGGCGGGATATGCGCTGGGCGGTGGCGCGCATCCAGGACAAGCCGCGCTGCATCGTGAGTCAAATCTGATGAAGACCTTTGCGCTACAGGGCGACACGCTCGACGCCATTTGTGTCCGGTATTACGGGCGCACTGAGGGCGTGGTTGAGACCGTGCTCGCCGCAAATCCGGGACTGGCTGAACTGGGTGCGGTGCTGCCACACGGCACCGCCGTCGAACTGCCCGACGTTCAGACCGCGCCCGTGGCTGAAACTGTCAATCTGTGGGAGTAACGCATGACAGCAGAAGAAAAAAGCGTCCTGTCGCTTTTCATGATTGGGGTGCTGATTGTTGTCGGCAAGGTGCTTGCCGGTGGTGAACCCATCACCCCGCGTCTGTTTATCGGACGCATGTTGCTCGGTGGTTTTGTCTCGATGGTTGCCGGTGTTGTTCTGGTGCAGTTTCCTGACCTGTCACTGCCTGCGGTGTGCGGTATCGGCTCCATGCTGGGTATCGCCGGTTATCAGGTGATTGAGATTGCCATTCAGCGCCGCTTTAAGGGCAGGGGGAAACCGTAATGCCGGTAATTAACACGCATCAGAATATCGCCGCCTTTCTCGACATGCTGGCGGTGTCCGAAGGGACGGCGAACCATCCGCTGACGAAAAACCGGGGATATGACGTGATAGTCACCGGACTGGACGGAAAGCCGGAAATTTTCACCGACTACAGTGACCACCCGTTCGCGCATGGCCGACCGGCGAAGGTGTTTAACCGTCGCGGTGAAAAATCCACGGCTTCCGGTCGCTATCAGCAGCTTTACCTGTTCTGGCCGCATTACCGCAAACAGCTTGCCCTGCCGGATTTCAGTCCGTTGTCACAGGACAGACTCGCCATTCAGTTGATCCGCGAACGCGGTGCACTGGATGACATCCGGGCGGGACGCATTGAGCGCGCCATTTCACGCTGTCGCAATATCTGGGCGTCCCTGCCGGGTGCCGGTTACGGTCAGCGTGAGCATTCACTGGAAAAACTGGTCACCGTCTGGCGTACCGCCGGTGGCGTACCGGCTTAAACGGAGTAAACACCATGAAGAAATTATCCCTTTCACTGATGCTGAACGTGTCGCTGGCGCTGATGCTGGCACTGTCCCTGATTTACCCGCAGAGCGTGGCCGTCAGTTTTGTCGCCACCTGGGCGATTCTGGCGACGGTTATCTGTGTGGTTGCCGGCGGTGTCGGCGTGTATGCCACAGAGTATGTACTGGAACGCTACGGGCGGGAGCTGCCGCCGGAATCGCTGGCCGTGAAGATTGTCACGGCGCTGTTTTTGCAGCCGGTGCCGTGGCGCAGGCGGTCAGTGGCTCTGGTAGTGATGGTGGCGACGTTTATCTCGCTGGTCGCTGCCGGGTGGATTTTTACCGCGCTGATTTATCTCGTGGCGTCGGTGTTCTTCCGGCTGATACGTACGGCCTGCCGTCAGCGTTTTGAGGGGCGGGAACCATGTCAAAGCTGATGATTGTGCTGGTTGTGTTGTTATCACTGGCGGTGGCCGGTCTGTTTCTGGTGAAACACAAAAATGCCAGCCTGCGCGCCTCGCTGGACAGGGCGAACAACGTCGCCAGCGGGCAGCAGACGACCATCACCATGCTGAAAAATCAGCTTCATGTTGCCCTCACCAGGGCAGACAAAAACGAGCTGGCGCAGGTGGCACTGCGTCAGGAACTGGAGAACGCCGCGAAGCGTGAAGCACAGCGCGAGAAAACCATCACGAGGTTACTTAATGAAAACGAGGATTTCCGCCGCTGGTATGGCGCTGACCTGCCTGATGCTGTGCGCCGGTTGCACCAGCGTCCCGCCTGCACCGACGCCAGTGATTGTCCACAACGCCTGCCCGAAAGTGAGTCTTTGCCCGATGCCGGGCAGCGACCCAGAGACGAACGGTGATTTAAGTGCCGATATCCGGCAGCTTGAGAACGCGCTGGCACGCTGTGCCAGCCAGGTAAAAATGATTAAACACTGTCAGGATGAAAACGATGCTCAAACCCGACAGCCTGCGCAGGGCGCTGACTGATGCCGTCACGGTGCTGAAAACCAGTCCAGAGATGCTGCGGATATTCGTGGATCACGGGAGTATTGCCTCCACGCTGGCGGCGTCGTTGTCATTCGAAAAGCGTTACACGCTCAATGTCATTGTGACCGACTTTACCGGTGATTTTGACCTGCTCATCGTGCCGGTGCTGGCGTGGCTGCGGGTAAATCAGCCCGACATCATGACCACCGACGCAGGTCAGAAAAAGGGCTTCACGTTTTATGCAGACATCAACAATGACAGCAGCTTTGATATCAGCATCAGCCTGATGCTGACCGAGCGAACGCTGGTCAGTGAGGTGGACGGCGCGCTGCATGTGAAGAATATCCCGGAACCTCCGCCGCCGGAGCCGGTCACCCGCCCGATGGAGCTGTATATCAATGGCGAACTGGTGAGCAAGTGGGATGAATGAGTTTAAGCGTTTTGAAGACCGGCTGACCGGACTGATTGAATCGCTGTCACCGTCAGGGCGTCGGCGACTGAGCGCCGAACTGGCGAAACGTCTGCGGCAGAGTCAGCAGCGCCGGGTGATGGCACAGAAAGCCCCGGACGGCACACCCTACGCACCACGCCAGCAGCAGAGCGCCAGAAAAAAGACCGGTCGCGTTAAGCGAAAAATGTTTGCGAAACTTATCACCAGTCGTTTTTTGCATATCCGCGCCAGCCCTGAACAGGCATCAATGGAGTTTTACGGCGGGAAGTCACCGAAAATAGCCAGTGTGCATCAGTTCGGTCTGTCGGAAGAAACCCGGAAAGACGGTAAGAAAATTGATTATCCGGCGCGTCCTCTGCTCGGCTTTACCGGTGAGGATGTGCAGATGATTGAAGAGATTATCCTGGCTCACCTCGACCGTTAGTTGTGCCATTCCCGACACCTCATCGTTACATTGCCGCCGGTATGACCCGGCGGCATCCTTCCCGTTATGAACACTCTCGCAAATATCCAGGAACTCGCGCGCGCACTGCGCAACATGATCCGCACCGGCCTTGTCGTCGAAACCAACCTTAAAGCCGGTCGCTGCCGTGTGCAGACCGGCGGCATGTGCACCGACTGGCTTCAGTGGCTGACACATCGTGCCGGGCGTTCGCGCACATGGTGGGCACCTTCCGTGGGGGAACAGGTGCTGATTCTGGCCGTGGGCGGTGAACTCGACACGGCGTTCGTTCTGCCGGGGATTTATTCCGGTGATAACCCCGCGCCGTCTGCGTCGGCGGATGCCCTGCATATCCGTTTCCCTGACGGGGCGGTGATTGAGTATGAACCCGAAACCAGCGCACTCACGGTAAGCGGAATTAAAACGGCCAGCGTGACGGCTTCTGATTCTGTTACTGCCACGGTGCCGGTGGTCAGGTGAAAGCATCAACCCGCGTCACCCTGGACACACCGGAGGTGGTTGCACCAACAGGCTGATTACGGCACGCTGGAAGTGCAGAAGGGCGGGACGATGCGCGGCAACATTGAACACACCGGCGGTGAACTCTCATCAAACGGTAAGGTACTGCATACCCATAAACACCCCGGCGACAGCGGCGGCACAACCGGGAGCCCTCTATGACAGCGCGTTATCTCGGAATGAATCGCAGTGATGGCCTGACGGTCACTGACCTTGAGCATATCAGCCAGAGTATCGGCGATATCCTGCGCACACCGGTCGGCTCACGGGTGATGCGTCGTGATTACGGCTCGTTGCTGGCGTCAATGATTGACCAGCCGCAGACCCCGGCGCTTGAGTTGCAGATTAAGGTCGCCTGTTACATGGCGGTGCTGAAATGGGAACCCCGCGTCACGCTGTCATCCGTCACCACTGAGCGCAGTTTTGACGGGCGAATGACAGTTACGTTAACCGGCCAGCACAACGACACCGGCCAGCCACTTTCGTTAACCATCCCTGTGAGTTGAAACCATGCCGATTATCGACCTGAACCAGCTACCTGCACCGGATGTGGTCGAGGAGCTGGACTTTGAAACCATTCTTGCCGAACGCAAGGCGACACTGATTTCCCTTTACCCGGAAGACCAGCAGGAGGCGGTCGCCCGTACCCTGACGCTGGAATCTGAGCCTCTCGCCAAACTGCTGGAGGAAAATGCTTATCGTGAGCTTATCTGGCGTCAGCGTGTGAATGAGGCCGCACGGGCGGTGATGCTGGCCTGTGCCGCCGGTAATGACCTTGATGTGATTGGTGCCAATTACAACACCACGCGCCTGACTATCACCCCGGCAGATGATTCGACCATTCCGCCGACACCGGCAGTGATGGAATCTGACACCGATTATCGTCTGCGTATTCAGCAGGCGTTTGAGGGCTTAAGCGTCGCCGGGTCGGTGGGTGCTTATCAGTATCATGGTCGCAGTGCCGACGGGCGTGTCGCGGATATTTCTGTAACCAGTCCGTCTCCGGCCTGCGTCACCATCTCGTGCTGTCACGTGAAAATAACGGTGTGCATCCGAAGACTGCTGGCGGGTGCGTAACGCCCTTAATGGCGAGGACGTCAGGCCGGTGGCCGACCGCGTGACCGTGCAGTCTGCCGCCATGTTGAATACCAGATAAACGCCACGCTTTACCTTTACCCTGGTCCCGAAAGCGAACCCATCCGCGCTGCCGCCGTGAAAAAACTGGAAGCATACATCACGGCACAGCACCGGCTGGGGCGCGACATCCGTCTGTCTGCCATTTATGCCGCTTTGCATGTGGAAGGCGTGCAGCGTGTCGAACTGGCTGCACCGCTGGCCGACATCGTGCTCAACAATACGCAGGCGTCTTTCTGTACCGAATACAGCGTCGTGACCGGAGGCTCGGATGAGTGATTCGCGACTGCTGCCGACCGGCTCATCACCGCTTGAAGTCGCCGCCGCAAAAGCCTGTGCGGAAATTGAAAAAACGCCGGTCAGTATTCGTGAGCTGTGGAACCCGGATACCTGTCCGGCAAATCTGCTGCCGTGGCTGGCGTGGGCGTTTTCGGTCGACAGGTGGGATGAGAAGTGGCCGGAAGCGACAAAACGCGCCGTTATCCGCGATGCCTATTTCATCCACTGTCATAAAGGCACTATAGGTGCAATCCGGCGTGTGGTGGAGCCGCTCGGCTATCTCATCAACGTGACGGAGTGGTGGGAAAACAGTGACCCGCCCGGCACCTTCCGGCTTGATATTGGTGTACTGGAAAGCGGCATCACAGAGGCAATGTATCAGGAAATGGAACGGCTGATTGCTGATGCCAAACCTGCAAGCCGCCACCTTATTGGTCTGAACATTACCCGGGACATTCCCGGCTACCTGTTCGCCGGTGGTGTGGCTTACGACGGCGATGTAATTACGGTTTACCCCGGATAAGTGAGGAATAATGAGCACAAAATTCAGAACCGTTATCACCACTGCCGGTGCAGCAAAGCTGGCAGCGGCAACCGCACCGGGAGGGCGGAAGGTCAATATTACCACGATGGCCGTCGGGGATGGCGGTGGTAAATTGCCTGTCCCGAATGCCGGACAGACCGGGCTTATCCACGAAGTCTGGCGACATGCGCTGAACAAAATCAGCCAGGACAAACGAAACAGTAATTATATTATCGCAGAGCTGGTTATTCCGCCGGAGGTGGGCGGTTTCTGGATGCGTGAGCTTGGCCTGTACGATGATGCGGGAACTAATTGCCGTGGCGAACATGGCCGAAAGTTATAAGCCAGCCTTGCCGAAGGCTCAGGGCGTTCGCAGACCTGCGCATGGTCATCATCGTCAGCAGTGTGGCCTCAGTGGGCTGACCATTGACACCACAACGGTGATGGCACGCAGGATTACGTTGATGACAAAATTGCAGACATGAACAGTCACGACGTCACCCGACGCCTCGCTGACCGCAAAAGGTTTTACTCAGTTAAGCATGCGACCAACAGCACGTCTGAAACACTGGCCGCAACGCCGAAAGCGGTAAAGGCCGCGTATGACTTGCTAACGGGAAATAACGCCAGGAGCCACCAAGCGCGAAAAGGCCTTGTCCAGCTCAGTAGGCCACCAACAGCACGTCTGAAACGCTGCGCAACCCAAAGCGGTAAAGGCAGCATATGACCTGCTAACGGGAAATAACGCACAGGAGCCACCACGCGCGAAAAGGTCTTGTCCAGCTCAGTAGCGCACCAACAGCGATTCTGAAACGCTTGCGGCAACGCCAAAGGCGGTTAAGACAGCGTATGACCTTGCTAACGGGAAATACACTGCACAGGAGCCACCACGCGCGAAAGGTCTTGTCAGCTCAGTAGCGCCACCAACAGCGATTCTGAAACGCTGGCTGCAACATCAAAAGCGGTGAAGTCTGCCTATGACAATGCTGAAAAACGTCTTCAGAAAGATCAGAACGGTGCGGATATTCCGGGAAAGGATACCTTCACGAAAAATATCGGTGCCTGTCGTGCTTATAGCGGCGCTTTGAGCACTGAAGCCGGAAACTGGACAACCGCTCAGTTTATTGAATGGCTGGATTCCCGTGGTGCATTTAATCATCCGTACTGGATGTGCAAAGGCTCCTGGTCATATGCAAATAACAAAATCATTACGGATACCGGATGTGGTGATATCCACCTGGCTGGTTGTGTCGTCGAGGTCATGGGAACTAAATCTGCAATCACTATCGAGTGACCACGCCGACAACATCAAGGGTGGCGGTACAACCAGCGCGCAATTCACTTACATTAATCATGGGGACGGCTACTCCCCCGGCTGGCGTCGTGACTGGAATCGTCAGGGCGACGCAATGACCGGAACGATTAATCAGGATGGCGGAAGCCAGAATGCCTATATGTCTACGGCCTTATGTTCAGGCACCAGAGGCGGCAAAAAATATCTCAGAAAGTTTCGTGGTGGAGAAGGAGACACTATCTGGCATGAAACAGTACAGGGCGGGGTAATTCGCTGGGCGACAGGAAACTATGACGCTCAGGAAGAATTATCACTCAGCTCCGCTTATGGTCTCCGTTCAAGAGGTGAGATTACATCACTCAGTGCTAATGGTCTGCGCATTGCTTATGGCAATTATGGATTCTTTATCAGGAATGATGGCGGCAGCACATATTTAATGCTGACGGCCTCTGGCGATAAATTTGGGACATGGAACGGTTTAAGGCCGCTGACTATCAATAACGCTAATGGCGGAGTGTCAATGGGGCATGGCCTGAGTGTTACTGGTGATATTGCCTCAAGTACCAAAGTACGTGCCGGTAGCGGGAAAAAATTCACGGTCAGCAGCAGTAATACATCCACGAAGGAAGCCGCATTCAATTTGTGGGGAAACTCAAGTCGTCCGGTGGTGGCTGAATTAGGTGATGATGCAGGCTGGCATTTTTACAGTCAGAGAAATACAGATAACAGCATCACGTTTGCTGTTAACGGTCAGGTATCACCATCTAACTATGGCAACTTTGATTCACGCTATGTCCGGGATATCCGGCTTGGTGGTGCTGCCACATACAAACCTGCGAACAATGGCATGACATGGACACATCAGGCACCGTCCGGGTGTGTATATTCCGGCATTATTGTTCAGGATACCGGCTCAAACTCTGCCGATAACATTGGTGGCGTATATTACAGACCGGTGCAGAAATACATTAACGGGACTTGGTATAACGTGGCGCAGGTATAATTTATGCAGCATTTGATAAATATAACGGCAGGTAATCCAAAAACGGTTGAACAATATCAATTGACAAAGGATTTTGATGTTGTCTGGTTTTTTACAGAAGATGGTAAGAACTGGTACGAAGAACAAAAGTATTTTGCTGATGACACGATAAAAATAGCGTACGACAAAGATAATATCATCCGCTATGTGGAAAAGGATGTGACAGCTATCAGACCGGATGGATTAAGTGTGGTTGAAGTGGCGGATATTACTGCTAACCGACGGGCGGATATTTCAGGGGGCTGGATGTTTAAGGACGGCAAAGTGATTAAACGCATTTATACGGCAGATGAATTGCGGCGGCAGGCAGAAATTCGGAAAGTCAGACTTCTTGCAGATGCTGAATCCGTGATTTTGCCGCTGGAGCGCGCTGTCAGGCTGAACATGGCAACAGATGAGGAGCGTAGCCGACTGGAAGCATGGGAGCGTTACAGCGTTCTGGTCAGTCGTGTGGATCCTGCAAATCCTGAATGGCCGGAAATGCCGCAATAAGTTGTATGAGTTCTGGTGTGAGCTTACACATCTATGGCACAGAGTAAAGCCTAATCTGACAGTTCGCTCTGTGCCAGAAACAGACGTCACTTATATATTTCTGTATTAATCAATGAGGAAAGATTCAATTCTCTATAATGGAGGTTGCGTCCACTGTTTTCTCTAAGCAGACCAAGTTCCCTTAACGAAAAATTTAGTGTCAGAAACTAATATTGACAAAGAGGCAATGTTATATAGTATTAGTTTGATAACTAAAAATATAAGCCTGATTATCTCAAGCTTATATGGGTGATAAAGTTTCTAACTTAATTTGATTATAGAAGATACATTTCTTAATTATGACGCATTGATAATGGATTCAACTTCATTCAATAATGTCTGGTAGAACATTAAATCCAGTTGGTCGAAAAAAGGATAATCTTTGCTGATGAGAAACTAAATCTATCTTCACAATGTGATGATGGTTTTTTTTGATTTTTCTAGAGTACAATGAGTAAAAAAGATTTTCTGTGTTAATTTCCACAATGATTCCAGACATATCTAAGTCATAGCATTTTGCTAACGCTTTCAATTTTGGTGATATTTTGCTCTCTTTAAACTTTTCATTATATTCCGGTTGAAAATATCTTATCAAAGCGGCTTCGATTATATTAATGGCTTGATTTTTGTTTGGGTGATTTTTTAATGCAAACTTAAATCGCTTGTCATCGCTATCCGTATCATCAATTAATCCAGACCTCCCATCTAGAGATGAGAATACTTGTTCATGCTCAAAGGCATACATAAAAAGCATGATCTCTTGATCTGGCTTGTTATAAAGCGTTTGCGCCAATATTTTTTGTAATTTTGAATGACTCCTTAAACGTTCAACTGCATTCCTGCTACCATTTTTACCTACGGCTTGTCCAATATAAAGAACTTCATATGAGGACAGATCTGAATAGTAACCTAATTTACTTGAATATAAGGTGGCAATGAAAGATGCAGAGATGTAAGTTACCTCCTCCCCTTCATTATTTATACT